GTGTCATACGTTTGTGTGTTCCGTTTGTAGTGTAAACGTATCTAACATACGTTATACTACATTCGTGTGTATGTTTCTGATGTGTGTTCATGGTGATGATTGATATGATCGTGGGGATGTGATAACATAATAGTGACATCGGTGTGGTGATGTCGTTTATTTCTTCCATAATAGCATTACTCATTTCTTATTCTTTCTTGACCACACAAAAACGCGCCCATATGGACGCGTTTTATTTATCGATGAATTATTTACACCATTCCAAATAATTCCGCACTATTTCACCGATTTCGTTGTCTTGATAGAAAACTTTATCTTTGATGAAGAACGACACGATTCGTTTTTCCAAATCGGTGACCGGTTTTGTGATTTTCTTTCGATAATTCGGTTTTGGTGATGTCGTTTGTGAATATACAATATAACGACCATCATCGTCATCGATTGGTGTGGTTTTGCGATGGATATATGTTATCCATGTATCATCCTTTTCAATGATTTCACACTGTAAGATGTTATCATCGAATTCAATAAAATACATATAGATGATATCTTCCGGTTTGTATTTATACGGTAGATGTGGATATATATCCATTTCCCACGCACCTGAACGAATCATTTCCAATTTCGGATTGTTAAAAGCGAAATAGACATTGGATTTCTTTTCTTTCGTTGGAAAATCACTGAATTCCACCGCGACAACCAATCCGGAATCGCCATATGTGTATGTATCGATGACACCTTTTTTCATGTTTTTGATATTTGTTAATCCCATTTCTTTGAAATATGGTGAATATTGATTAACAGTGTTCCCACACATGAATATGATGACATCATCACGTAAACGAATAATCGTGGATAATATCGATGTGAATTTTACGAATTCATCCGGTAGATATGTTCCACGTGTCAAAAATTCGTCAAATAAGATCGTGCGGATTTTCGGATATGAAGATGATTTATAATGTTCGTCAGATGATAACGCAAACGCATACGCGAATGGTTCATCATCCACGACCACATTTTTCGGATTATTAATGTCGCGTTTACATAGAAACCAACGATGTGATTGATATGAAACGGAATTCCATTGACCTTTCGATAATTTATAGATGACACCATTTTCAATCAATGCGTCAAACATCGTGTTCGCTTGTTTTCCCCTGAAATCTTCTTCCCATCTTCTGATAATTCCGATTCGTGAACCATTTTCGAAATATTTTTCCAATCCATATTGTAAAACACCATACGTTTTTCCGTTTGAACGTTCACCAAATATGATGTTGTATCGTGCGTGTCGCGACAATACGTTTCTAATATCCCAATATTTAGGTTTTGCCATATTTATCCCCCTTAATCAAATAATAATTTTATATCTAATAAATAATTGATGAATTCTTTTGATAATGATAATTCATACGCGGATTCTTCCAAATGAATGGATGATTTTTCATAATATGGTAGATTATAACCACGATAATCGGTTATTATTCCGGATGTTTCATCATCGATATATGTGTGAATGTTCTTTCCGGTGAATTGCGGTGGTATGATTAAACCGTCTTTGAATTCATCCATAATATGATCACCATATTTGTCATATAAATATGGTATCGCATATTTTTTATTCACCCCACTAACAGTCATTGAATAATTAATCCATATCGGATTTTCTTCGGTTCCGTAATTAATCGGTTTATGAGATTTTATCATATATCGTTTCGCGCCTAACGTTTTAAATTTTTCGAAACATTCTTCATAATCCCAATATCCGATGACTTTCGTTTTTCCGGTGATGGTTTTCGGACGTGTTAATTCGATATCGATGTCCTGTTCTTCCATCGCGTTTTTCAATTTGTTATCGACCATTTTATTATATCTATTGAAATAATCTTGGTGACGTTCTAAATTGACAAATTTCACGGAATCCGTATCGGAATAAATATAATCGGATTTCAATTCATATATGGCGGAAAATAGATTTCTTCGTGCGTAGGCGGTCACCCACACACCCCATTGATAACATAAAAATCGATTTTTCTTGTCATTATATTTTTGAATTTCTTCTTCTTGATTAATTGCGACCGATTCCCAATTATCACCATCATATTCAATTTCATCACGTAATATGTCCGTGACCGACATACCATAACAGGAATTTAGCATTTCTTTTGAATTATTATATTCGACGATGTGATCTTCGACACCTTTCAATGTGGTTTTCTTCTGATATAAATTCAATATTGATAAAACGAAATCGCGCGGTAAATATTGACGTCTATATCTTCGAAAATTCTTTATTCGTAAATGTTCCCATGAATAGAAATGTCGGATGATGTCGAAATCGATTTCCGTCAGTGTTATGGATATTTTTTCCGCACTGACTAAACGTCCATTATCTGATACATATTTTTCTAATGAATAGCATTTCGATATAGAAATCGGATGATCATATACGAATGATGATTCGATATTTTCAAATGTCGCGTCGAAAATACAACAATATAATTGCATATTGCGTTCGAAATCTTCTTTCGACTTAATTTGAATCAATTCCCCTTTTTCTATCGGATATTTTTCCATGACCATGACCGCTGGATATGATGATGTAAAATCGAACGAATGAACGTTGTTTATCACTTTTCCGACCTGTAATGAATCCGCGTGTGTAAATCCACCCTGAAATGCGCGTTTTAATTGTTCATATTCATTTATGGATGTTATCGGTAATGATTTCATGATGTTATGATAGCGATAATATTTATAACGTGATGTTTTATCGCCATATAAACACATTTTTCGGACGTATTTACGGACTTTTCCTGTCTTTGTTAATTCCAATAAAGTGATGTTATTATAATGATTTTCGATTTCTTCTTGGATGTAGGCCATAACCACCAATCCATCATTGAGAATATATCCCATTTCTTTATCTGATAATGGTGTTTCACTGTGGCGGATTAATTTATAATCCAAATCACCGACCATTTTTTCGACTTTATATTTCGTGAGATTCTTTCCGACATTGGCCAACGAATATCCGGATAATTGATAAGAACATCGTAATTCGATACCTTTATCATCTAATGCGTATAATGGAACACGTTCGTCAGTCGCGAATACTTTTGTCCAATTCCGCCATTTACGGAACCATTGAAATTCAAATGATAAATTGTGGATATAGAATATCATTCTTCGTTTATCACTTAATTGATAATAATCGACAATACGATCTAATGACATCCATAATTCTTCATATGTTCTTCCGATATAACATTTCCCATTAATACCAATGACAAACGCATACATGACACCACGTTTTTCACCGTTTTCATAAAACGATGATGTTTCGATATCAATCGCACATGGAACATTTGCGTATTTGATTTTCTTATTGGATGTGATAAATGGAATTTGATTATCTAATATTTCATCGATTGATTTATAAATGTGATTATCAATCGTAAACATATTTAATCAATCGGTGTTCCGTCTTTATCTTTTTCATCACCGTTAGCGAAATATTGATCTACCGATTTTGATTTCATTTCACTTGATTCATAAAATTCGGAATATTTACGTTCTACGATTTGATGAAAATAATCGACATTACGACGTTTATCATTATCCACGAATATTTCATGAATCATTTGTTGTATTCTATCGGAATCACCCTTTTTAAAACGACCACCATGTCCTTCTTCCATTCTTCGATAGACTTTCCAATACTTTTTCCATGTTTTTTCCGACCATTCCTGTGATTCACCACCGGTTTCACCGGAAACACGTTGTTCCATATCTTCACGATATGTTTTCCATCCTTTAACGGTAGATGTTTTATAATTAAGAAATGCACGAACATTTTTGAATTCATTTTTCACCTGATTATTATTTTTTCCACGAACGGAAAATTTTCTTCCTTGTTCTTCGACTTTTTGATAAGCGAACGATGATGTTCCGCGTGGTGCTTTTTCTAATCTTCTGATACGTTTATTCGCTGCACTAACCAAACGCGATGTCACTTGTTTCATTTCCTGTGGTGTTAATTTATTCAAATCATTCCAATCCATGTCCATGATGTCAGTGATTTTTAATCCTTTGATATTCATTTCTTTCTTCCTTTCTTCGCATATTTTAAGCGATTACGATATTCTCTTTCGGTCATGCAATTCATCGGTGGCAAATAGATACAACCATCACGATGACAAATTCCGGAAACCGCATATGGACATATGACCGGTTCGGAACGTTGTGATTTTCTTAATTTAATTTTGTGGATCATAATCTTCCTTTCTTAATCGATATCCGATTCGACGATATTCATCATAAATTGGTTTCCAAATTATTTCACATCGACGTCTTTCGATTGGTAATTCTTTTTGTAATTTATCTAATTCATCTTGTATTTCAATGGCGAATGGGCAACCCATACATCCGGTTCGATGAAAATTAAATGGTTCATAATATAAATCACATAATTGAATATTGTATTTTTGAATGAACCATTCTTCAAATTCCTTTGTCACTTTTGATAATGGATTAAAGAATTGTTGTTTTTTGTTTCTTGAAATAAAACATTGTGCGTTTTTTCTTCGACCTTCTTCATCTGCCATGATTCCGGTGATAGCGATAGTTTTATTATTTTCTTTTTGCCATTGGATCATTGGTTCTTCTTTCATTTTCAAACAACATAAATCGGATATTCTAATATTGAATGAATCACTGAATTGATATTTTAATTTCTGTGGACATTCCCTTTTGACTTTATTTTCACCAACACCCAAATAATTTTTAACACCATATATCATTCCTAATCTTTGATATTTTTCCAACATATATGAATGATGTTTCGATTTGAATGGATATCCGTATTTTTCTAATGTTTGTTTGATTGGCAATTTTGGTTTAACAATTATTATTCTTTTATCGGTTTTCGCCATGTTATAGACGAATTCATTAATCTTTTGATAACTGATACCCGTATCGACATAAACACGTGGAATGTTGTTATTCGGAATGGCCATATCTAATAAATAATGTAAGAAAGTGGAATCCTTTCCACCACTAAACGATAAATATGAATTATGTTCTAAATCATGTTTTATATTCATCGTTTTAATTATTTCCAATCGGTCAAATAAGATTGTTTCATTGTCCATAATATTTCTTCCTTTCATTGTAAGAAAACGAACGGACATCGTTTGTGACATCCGTTCGCCCTTTACTTATGATCCACTGATTAGAATGGATTTTCTTGACCATTATCGGATTCATCGATAACGGTTTCAGATGTTTCATGTTCGTCCGTGACGAATGGATTTTCGACATCGATTTCAGTTTCGGTGAACGATTTGAAACCGCGAATCCATACTGTCGGATATTTCTTTACGATTTCACCTTTTTCGTCAGGTTCTTCGGTGATTTCGTATTTTCTTGGAAAACCTAAATCGCGGACGTAGGCGGTCAATTTGCCATTGGTGATGTTCTTTGTATCGACATCATTGGTGAATTTGACTGTGACCTCTTTTAATTGTTTTCCTTTTTCTTCTTCACCAACGACGATTAAATTCATTGGTGTGCGGTAGGAACGGAATTTTCTTTTTCCGTCTTTTGATTTCACCATCTTTGATTTGATGATGATGGTAATTAGATCATTTTGTTTCATCTTTCTTTTCTTCCTTTCTTCATGATTCTAATATCTATTGCGTTCTTTACATACGTCATTAATACGTTGTAATGATTGCAACCATTTTGTGATGATAATCGCGTCAGTGGAACCACCATCGATTAACATCTTCATGACACGTTCCATTTCTTCACGTATCACATTTTTTAATTTTTCTTCATTGGCCATTTTCATTCCCCTTTCATATACGTGACCATAACCATTCATTTTCTTCTTGGTCATCCGTGTAATAATTAATATACCATTTCGTTCCTGTTGTGTCATTCACTAATGATTTTATAAATCTTAATGCCTTCGGTGGATCATAGAACATCGCGGATGATTGTTTAATCTTCTGATCTTTCTTTCGAAGATATTTGTATCTAACCACTATCATGATGAATATCCCCGTTCTTCGATGATGAACATTTGATTGCAATTATCCCATACATAGCGGTATTGGACTTTATCATTAATATCTTCACTTTCTTCCAACACTAATGATAATAAATCCTTTTTGACACCATCCACAGATACGATCATCGTGGTTATTCCACCATTACGTTTGAACGTGATTATTCCACCGTTGCGGATTAAACGCGAATCGTGTTTTGCGTATTGGAATAATAAGAATGATATTCCTAAACGTTGCAATTTCGATAATCTTTCCATCTTTCGACCTTTCCTTTCAATCTTTTAATTTTATCTGATATTTCCATCATCGTGATATATGCGTCTTGTGTCCATCCGTCATGATTTCCGAATCGCCTTTGATAATCATTATATCGTGCGGTAATTTGTGATAATCGGTGTTCCCATGTCCTGATGGCCGATTTGACGATATCTTTCATCGTGACGTGATAATCATCGATGAAATTCACGATTTCGACGTCTTTGAATAATTTATCGAATTTTTTCCGATTATCTTCATATGCGTCTTTTTTCATGATCATACAACCGACCGAATTCATGGATACGGAAACATAATTAATCCGTATCCACGTTTTCGAATTGATGATTTTTGGTGTTGCTTTGACCGGTTTCATATTATTTTAATGAATCTTCAATCCATTTAATTCGTTCGGAATGGATATATGATCCAATAGCATAAACCTGATGTAATTCGATTTCACCGGTCACGATTTGATGTGTGATTTGAATAATGAAATCGACGGACGCGGATGAACCCAATGACATTGTGATAAATTCAAAATTTCCACAATCGGATTTTGCTAAAATGACGACTTTGTCACATAATGTGTTTTTCTTTAATGATTCAATAATTCTTTTTTCTAATGCTTTTTCCATGTTTATTTGACCTCCACTATTAAGTATCCAAATTCTGTTTTTTCAACATTAAGAATATCTTTTACATTCCATTGTTTAATAAAATATTTAAACCATTTTTCAAAATTCATATTATGAAAATATTGCGCGTAAATAGATAAATCTGAATTTCTAAAAGTGATTAGTCCGTTAGGATTAAAATATGGACTTAAATTATAATGCCCTTTCATTGACATGAATTTTTCTAATAATTTTTTCATATTCTTTCTTCCTTTCTTAACAGTGAACCATGACTAATTTCCCACATTCACGAATTTGATAATACATACCATCTTCATCATCGATGATTTCACCATCTTCATTTAATCGTGAATATGCTAAATTTCCATTTGCCCATTGACCAACGCAAACGAATGAACCATCTTTCAGTTCATCCGCACACGGTGAATCATAGTATTTTCTTCTGATCTCTTTCATATTCTTATTCCTTCGTCCCTGTGGACAATTATATGATACACTATTTGAAAACAATTTCAAACACTTTTTAATTAATTTTGAAAAATAATAAAAAACGATGGCCATCGACCATCGTTTTCCGCGCGCCTTAATCCTTTTATAATATTACACCTGTGCGCAATAGATTTTCGATTTCGGTGATCTCATTATCCATGATTTCTTCACCGTTAGGATTGAAATTCATTTCACCGATTTCGGTGAATCCTGTTAATGCGGATAATGTTTTAATTTCTTCGAGTGGTTTTCCATAAATCTTTTCAATATCGACAATACTCGCCCATTCGACTGATTCACGGATTAAAAATACAGATGTCGGATTGTATGCGGATTGTAATCCACCATGAATGTTTCCACGATTGAATCTTACACGTAAAGCGGACATGAATGAACCGACCGCACCTTTTGCCGATTTAACACCACCAACGGGATTTCCTGACGCGGATGAAATCGCACCACCACCGATTTGAAACGCGCCCATTAAAAGATGTGTCAATCTATCTGATGAATTAGTGGAATTAAGTGGAACCTCAATCGATATTGGTTTTCTATCGGTGACTTGGATTAATCTGATATCTTTTCCCTGACTACGTGAATATAACATGATATATGCTTGAACGGAACCATCGATGAAATCGACCGCATAACGAATACGAATTGTTTGTCCGACAATTTCATTCGTGTCTAAATCAATAAATCCCAAATATGGCAAATAAACGGTATATTTCGTATATGGTGCATAATCACGGAAATCATAATATCTTCGTGCGATGTCAATAATCGCAATCGGAACAGGTTCACCCATACGATCCATTTTTGTCGCTTTTATATTATTATTAGATTGATCTTTACAAACTTTCCCACCGATATATAAATCTTGACTTGATAACCATGTTCTCATAAATCTTGTCACATCGAATGGATAATATCTTAATGAAACAATATATTCACCAACATCGCGGAAAATATTTGTTATGTCCGCCATTCCGCCATTTGTGAGATACCAATTCATCGTGACCGGTTCAATTCCATATATAGTAAGATTTCCCTGTCCTAATGGTTCATATGGGAAATAATTTAATTCCATTGATGATGAATCGCGTGTGGAATCTTCTTGAACCACATATGTTGCCGCCCCACCACTAACAACCATTAATGGATATGATGTGTTTTTAGTATTTGCGTATCGTGACAATATATTGGTGTAGAATAAATCGTTTGTATATTCGGTGATGTCATATTCTTTGGACACTAAATCCGGATATCTATCATCATATAAATTCGAATTATATGTATTTTCATTACGTTTGATAAACGCGGTTTGTGAACGAATTAAAGAATCCCATGACATTAAAACATCTTCGACCAACGTTAATTGTGCAAATTCCTTTATTTGTGTGCTTTCTTGGACGTAATAATATCGTTTTAATTCCGGAATATATAAATAATTGAAGAACGGTAAATCCGAATGATTAACAATATCCAACGATATCGAACGATATGTGATTGGTTTTGTATAATTTCCACTGATGATTCCGACCAATTTCAATGACTTGGTGACTTGTTTTCTTGGTGATTTCAATAAATATATTTCGATTGCGTTATCCGGATATTCACTGATTGGAATCGCAAATGTCGAAATAAAATCATCGAATATCGTTTCCGTCATATTAAGCGATGATATTAATCCGAATAAATTAAATGGTAATGTTTGAATCGGACGTAATGATTCAAAAAATATTTGTGTCGATTGATATTGTTTATTAGAAATGACATTTCCGTTTTCATCATAAACTATAATCACGAAATCTAATGATGTTTCATAAGTGATGGAAATTGAACCAATCGGATTATCATTCAATGCCAAATTTGTTCCATTTAATTTTATAACAATATCCATTGATGGATTATTTATGAAAAAATTATCGAATTCTTGATAATCGGCAATTTGATAACCACCATAATATTTTTTCATATTGTTTTCCTTTCTTAATAAAAATATGGATGGATGAATGAATCACCCACCCATATATTGATTTTCATCGATATAAATTAAGCGATGAAGAACACGACGAAATTTTCATTTAAGTCATTGAAGAATTCCGCGTCAAATTTGTAATAGTTATTATAGAATTCCGCTTTTGCGTTGTAATGTGTGGTCACACGTCTATCACGATTGCAAACACCTAACGCGTCACGGTCAAACATAACACCTAAAACACCATTAACAGCGATTGCGGTTCCATCGGCCTTTTTAATGTCGATTTTACCTGTATCAGCGAACGCATAACCGGTTCCGGAACCTTGCCAATAGGCGACGGTTTCCGCTTGGGGTAATTTGACTAATTCGTCATGGAATGTGTCAGATTGTAAATAGACACTTGCCGCGGCATCGAATTCATCTAATAAAACGATGTGCAACATTTCACGTGGTGTGAATCTTGCTTTTCCACCGACATTGAATAATCTTGAAATTTTCGCTAAACGACCGGCATATAATTTTAAGATATAAGCGGCAAAACGGATGAATTCTTTATTGTGTAAAGCGGTTACGGATGTGATTGGTGTGGCGACTGTTTGATTATATAAATATAATAAATTGACCGCACGAACACCGGATTTTGTGTTTTGAACACCGGATTGATACTCGTCATAAACTGTTTCACCGATCATGTTATTAATGGTTCTCATAATGAGATTATCGACATTAACTGTCATCGCTTTATCTACCTCATTATAAAGCATGGATAAGAACGCGTTTAATTGTTCCGCGTTGGAAAAACTTTGTTTGACTTGTTTTTCGGTGAATGACATTGGAATTTCAAATGTCACTAATTTGTTAAAGAATTTAACGGACACAGAGGGCTTATAAAATATATCTTGGTCATAACTAGCCCCCGATGTTAACTCGTATGTCTCATTTTCAGTGGATTCAGGTAAATCACCACTGACTTTTTCGAGAATAGAACCGAATTCCCAACCGTCCATTAAAACGGATGGTGCGGAACCTTGATATTTTCTATTCACGAAGATGACACGACCGATATGATTGACGAGAGATTTCACATATTTGTCGTATCCGATGGAATTGGCGATTGTATCACCTAATTCCACTAATCCGGTCAAATCTTCTTGGACGACTGCGTTTTCGCCCATTGTTTCTTTGACCACGTCATTTAATAACGTATAAACTTGTTTGATTTGCATAATTTATTCTCCTTATTGTCCTACGGATAATTCTTGTAACGCGATATTAACTTCATTTGCGGTTAAATCGACAGTTACACAAACGACGTCGATGTATTTATCTCCAATTCCTTTTACAATAGAACACACACATTCGCTTTTATCACTAGATACATAAGTGGAAAAATAACCACTTACCATATTTTTATCACCGTCCGTGATTGTTAATAATAATGGTTTATTATTGCCATTAATGAAATAATCTAATAATTGATCTACATCAGCATTTTCACCGCGTGAATATGAAACTTTTTCCGTAAATAAATCATTAATATGAATATCTATAATTTGATATCCACTTGGAACATACTTTTCCATAGTTTTAATTTCCTTTCTTAATAAACTAATAAACTAATAATGGAATCCACATCGTCCATGATTTCATTAAAGAAATTGAAATTTCTTCTGATATCGATTTCGCTTGATAACATTTGTTGTGATGTCGTGACACCGATATTTCCGTGACGTGTCAATCCACGTGTTCCGGTTTCTTTTTCGGTTTCGACGTTATCATTTGCGTTTCCGCTAACGGTGGACGAACCATTTCGCGTTGTTTTCCCCTGTGGAACAGGATTTGTCGAATTGAATCCGTTAATTGCTGTTTCCGTGACGTCATCTTTTGTTTCGGTAGTCACGTTTGTGGCAACTGTTTTTTCTTTGGTGATGTCCGGTGTTTCCGTTTGTGTCATATCATAGTTTTCTAATGGCGAATAGTCGATATTAATCGCGTCATATAAACGATTCCATTTGTTCGCATATTTGTGTAATAACACATTAATGACGTTATCATTCGCGTATTGAATTGCCATTGTCAAACTTGAAAATTGTTCGTTGTATTTCTCAATCAATCGATTATATTGTTTGGAAATATCTTTGTCACCTGAATGGAAATTGTAATATTCATTATCCAAATATTCCGCGATTTCCTCAGATAACCAATCGAACACCTGAACGTGTTCATCCGGTGGATTTGTATCACGATCATATAATTGGTGCCATAATCCATGACCGGATGTCGTGTTAAATGTATCAATTATTTTCATCTTCATCCACCTTATCGGAAATCTCATTTTCTTTTTCTTGGACATCTTCTTTTTGTCCGGATTCTAATTCTTGTTTTTCTAATTCGTTTTTGATTTCTTCACGAATCTTTTTCCACGATGATGATAATTCCACAGTGATATTTAATCCGAACATCTTATTGACCTTTTCCATGTCATGTTTGCGTTGTGCTAACATATCATCGATTAGTGGCAATAAAACGGATTCATCCATCGTGGTTTCGCTCGAATTAAGCGATTCTCTTTTCATGTTGTAATTGGATTGGATTCCTAATTCCAAATACCACGATGATTTTAAATATTGCTTTAATTCGATTAAATCTTTGATGTTGTTTTGGTTTCGTGCGCCAAATTCTTGCGTGAACATCGATTGGCCATTATTGGATTCAAATAATTTTTTGTTTAATATGACACCGAAATCGCCTTTTCTTATCTTTTCGAATACCTGTTCGATAGAATCTTTCGTGTTGTCATCATTTGCACCCACTAAATACGGAATTCGTGCGTTTTGAATAGCGAATTTGATGGATATATCGGTTTCCGCTAATAACGTCGCATATTTGTTAAACATCGGACATAAACCGATTCGACATTGGTCATTCCATGAAACGATACAATCTTTATCAATTTCTAAATCCGCACTGTAATTGAGATAAGGATTAGAAATGATCGCACGTGTCGGATGATAATATTCATCTAATACACCACCCAATCCGGCATAAAAGACATATATCTTTTCTTTGACCTTTTTCCACACCGCGAAACGATTGATTTGATGAAGAATTTCCAATTCTTTTTGTGGAACGGTTTCCGGTAATCCCTTATATTCAAACATCTGTAATGTGTTTGCCAACATATAAGTGGCATATGACCGAATTAACGCGTCTTTATCGGATACGATGTCGATTCCAAATGTTCCACCGAATAACCAATCCGAACGTGATGGTATCTTTACATCACCCATAATTTATCATTCTTTTGAATCGTCATCGTGATTTTTGATTTCTTCAATTCCATCGATTGTTTCTTTGATGTCATCATCGATTTGATCATATTGTTTCTTCTTCACGTGTTCCACGATCTTCAAAACCAATTTGATCAATAACCATCCAACGTTTAGCACCAATAATATTATGGATAACACCTGTTGGATGTCGATTAATGACACGGTGATTCCGAAACCAATCAAAACATCTTCGACAATGTTTATTGGACTTTTCACAATGAGATTCCCCCTTTCTGATACTAAAATATCACAACATATCCACGCGTGTCAATGAAATTGGTTTATAGAACATATCCATCATATGACGCACCATCCGGACATCCCCACGATCATATCAATCATCACCATGAACACACATCAGAAACATACACACGAATGTAGTATAACGTATGTTAGATACGTTTACACTACAAACGGAACACACAAACGTATGACACAATCGGTGATAGTGATACAAATGTAGTGTAAGACAATTTAAATCCGACAGTGCGAACGGTGGGTGGGGGG